ATTGCCTAACCAGCAATAACAGGCTGTGACGCGAGGCGGTGACCCGGATGCCTCAGTGCGCGTGCGGGCGCTCGTTCACCCCGCCGCCCGGTCCGGGACGCCCGCGAGTGAAGTGCGAGGTGTGCAGCCCGCCCGGCAAGAGGCACAAGACCGAGCCGAGGCGCCCGGCCGCCGAGGTCCATCAGCTGCCGCTTGCCGCGCCCGCAGCCATCCCAGGGCCGCGCGGGGTTGTCGCGGCGACGCAGGACGCGCTCGAGGCAGCAGGTCGGGCTGAGACACCCCTCGGCGCGATCGCGCTGCAGCTGGCTCGCACGATCGTCGAGGGCGGGCACACCGCATCAGGCCTGGCGGCGCTGTCGAAGGAGCTGCGCAACACGATGGAGGAAGCTCTCGCGGGCGCGCCACGAGCCGCTGACCTGGTGGACGAGTTGAAGGAGCGTCGTGCGCGGCGCCGTGGCGCTTGACCTGCAGCCGCCGGCGCACCTGTGGATTCCGCCCCGGTCCAGCTCGGCGGGCAGCGAGGCCGTCGACCTGGCCCGGCAGGTTGGCATCGGTATCGATCCGGAGCAGGAGCTCGCGATCGACGCGATCCTGTCCGAGACGCTGGATCCGAACCAGCCGTGGGCGGCACTGGAAGCGGCGATCATCGAGTCGCGCCAGAACGGCAAGACGATGAACGTCATCGCGCCGGTCGCGCTCGCCGACGTGGTGCTGTTCGGCGCCTCGCTGGTCACGTGGACAGCGCACAAGTTCACGACCGCCCAGGAGGCCTTCCTCGGTCTCCAGGCGGTCATCACCGGTTCGGACCTGCTGTCGCGCCGGCTGAAGGCGATTCGGTCCTCGCACGTCGACCAGTCGATCGAGTTCCACGGCCCTTCGCGTACGTCGACCGGCCCCCGGATCAAGTTCCTGGCCCGGTCGGCGACCGGCGGCCGGGGTTTGACCGGCAACCGGATCGTCCTGGATGAGGCGTTCGCGCTCGAGCCGACGCACATGGGTTCGCTGCTGCCGACGCTGGCGACGAAACGCGACGCGCAGGTGCTGTACGGCTCATCGGCCGGTTTGAGGAACTCGGCGATCCTGCGTGCCATCCGCAACCGCGGCCGCGCCGGCGGGGACCCGTCGCTGGTGTATCTCGAGTGGTGCGCGACCGAGGGCGGCTGCGAGGAGGACGATTGCGACCACCGGCAGACCGCGGTCGGCTGTGCCCTCGACAACCGGGATAACTGGCGGGCCGCGAACCCCGCGATTGCCCGCGGACGCATCACGATCACCTTTGTGGCTGCCGAGCGGCGTGCGCTGCCGCCGGAGGAGTTCGCCCGGGAGCGGCTCGGCTGGTGGGATGACCCTGCCGGCGACGTCACCGGCCTGCTCGAGCTGTGGACCCAGGCGCCATGTGTTGATGAGACGTCGGCGCCGAGCACCCGGCCGGTGTTCGCGATCGACGTGGCACCCAAGTCCCGCTCGGCGGCGATCGTCGCAGCGATGTGGCGCCCGGACGGCCTGCCGCACATAGAGGTTGTGGCGCACGCACCGGGAATCGAATGGGTGCCCGCGCGGGCCGCGGAGCTGAAGAAGCACCGGCCGCTCGACTGGATCGTCGACCCGGCCGGGCCCGCCGGCGCGCTGCTGCCAAAGCTGGCCGAGGTCGGCATCGAGCCCCGCCAGATGTCCACCCGGGACCTCGGGCAGGCCTGCGAGGCGTACGCCGCCGTGATCGGCTCGCAGGCGATGCGGCACCTCGGCGATCCGGTCATGGCCCGGGCGCTGGTGGGTGCGGCGACGCGGGACATCGGTGACGGCCTGTGGGCGTGGTCGCGGCGCAAGTCGAGCGCGGACATTTGCCCTCTGGTCGGTGGCACCGAGGCGTTCTGGGGCCTGTCTGTGGTTCCACCCGAGCTGCCGCCACCACCTGCACCGGTGAATGCCCCGGCCGTGGACGGCCTCTCGGAGACCAACGCGCTGGCCACGGCCGGCTTTTGATCGGAGGATGCCATGGTCACCGCGCCGGTGTCCGAGATTGGGTACGCCCAGAATGTCGCCACCAATGGCTGGTGGACTCAGCTCGATGACGAGCCGACGCCTGAGCTGCGATGGCCGCGCTCCGTCGAGGTTTACGACGCGATGCGCAGCCAGGACAGCCAGGTCACCTCCGTGCTGCGTGCGGTCACCCTGCCTGTTCGGCGTACCCCGTGGCACATTGATCCGGCCGGAGCCCGCGATGAGGTGGTCCGGCTGGTCGCCGAGGATCTCGGCCTGCCGGTGGTCGGCGACCCGCTGCCGGTCGATCCGCCGCTGCGCACCAGGGATCGATTCAGCTGGCCGGAGCACTTGCGTCAGGCGTTGCTGATGCTGCCGTTCGGGCACATGTTCTTCGAGCAGGTTTATCGCGTCGACAACGGGCTGGCCCGGTTGCGCAAGCTGGCTCCGCGGATGCCGCGCACCATTGAAGAGGTCAAGGTCGCTGAGGACGGCGGGTTGATCGCGATCCGGCAGTACGCAGCCAAGACCGGCCTGCCGCAGCGTGACATCCCGGTAAACCGTCTCGTCGCCTACGTGCACGAGCGGGAGGGCGGCAACTGGCTCGGCCGGAGCCTGCTACGCCCGGCGTACAAGAACTGGCTCATCAAGGACCGGCTACTGCGAGTCGACGCGCAGACCATCGAACGCAACGGCATGGGCATCCCGGTCTACGAGGCCGCTGAGGGCGAGACAGACCTGTCCAGCGGCCTCGAGATGGCCAAGAAGTGGCGCGCCGGGGACTCGTCGGGTGCCGCCACCCCGAGCGGCGCCAAGCTTCGCCTCGCCGGCGTCGAGGGTGAACTGCCGACCGCGCTGCCGTCGATCCGGTACCACGACGAGCAGATCGGCCGCGCCGTATTGGCGCATTTCTTGAACCTCGGCACGCAGACGGGATCGTGGGCGTTGGGCTCCACCTTCGCCGACTTCTTCACCTTGTCGTTGCAGACCTTGGCCCAGCAGGTTGCCGACACGGTCACCCAGCACGTCGTTGAGGACATGGTCGACGTCAACTTCGGCGAGACGGAACCGGCGCCACGGATCACTTTCGACGAGATCGGCTCTCGGCAGGCCGCCACCGCGCAGGCGATCAAGATGCTCACCGACGCCGGGATCCTGCTGCCCGACCGCGCCCTCGAGGAAGCCGCCCGGCAGCAGTTTGGCCTTCCGCCCAAGGATCCGCGTCCCGCGGCGACCCCGAGCACTTCGGAGGATCAGTGACCACACGCACCCGACGGCGCCCACCCCGGGCTCACCGCGGCAACCTGCTGGACGCGATGCCCCAGCTGGCGAGGTTCGCCAAGATCGGCCAAGCTGCTGCTGGCCAACAGGGCTGGTACCACATCGGAGCCGTCCAGGCGCTCGCCGCCGACCCCGGCGACGGTGAGGTGACCAAGCAGGCCAGCGCTGACGTGTACGTCTACGACCGGATCGGCGGCTGGTTCGGCATGACCGCCGACGACTTCGTCCGCGACGTCGCCAGCCTCGACGTCGACCGGATCGTGCTGCATCTCAACAGCCCAGGTGGTGACGCCAGCGAGGGGGTGGCGATCGCCAACGTGCTGCGCGCCCACCGGGCCCGGATTGTGGTTCGGGTGGACGGCATGGCCGCCTCGGCCGCCAGCGTCATCGCGATGGCTGGCGACGAGGTGGTCATGGGTCTCGGCAGCCAAATGATGGTGCACGACGCCTGGGGTTACGCGATGGGCAACGCCGCCGAGATGCGCAAGGCCGCGGAGATGCTCGACTCCACCAGCAACGCCCTCGCCTCCACCTACGCGGCCCGCACCGGCGGCACCACCGCCGACTGGCGCGTGGTGATGGAGGAGGAGACCTGGTACACCGCCGAGGAGGCTGTGGAGGCCGGCCTGGCCGACCGCGTCGCGGCCGCCGACGAGACCGGCACCGCCGACGGCGAACAGATCACCCCAGGCGGCTCCGGCTCCTTCTGGGACATGTGGGACACCCTGCGCGACCCCGGCCGCTTCGACCTCGCCGACCTGCCCTACTCGTACGCCGGCCGGGCGGCCGCGCCCGCCCCGCGCATCCCGGCACGACAGACCCCGGCCGCAGCCGCGGACCGGTCAACCCGCACGCACGAAGGGAGCCCCGCCGTGGCGTTCAGCGACGAGCAGCTCACCACCATGCGGCAGCAGCTCGCCCTCGCCGACGACGCCGACGAGGCCACCATCGTGGCGGCCCTCGAACAGCGTCTGGCCGAGCGATCCGCGCCGTCCACCACTCCACCGGGCACCGTGGTGCTCGACGAAGCCCAGCACGCCCAGCTGCTCGCGGACGCCCGCGACGGCCGGGAGGCACGCGCCCAGCAGCGCGCCGAGCGCCGGGAGCGCCTCGTGCAGGCCGCAGTCGACGACGGCCGTGTCCCGCCGGCTCGCCGCGCGCAGTGGCTGGCCTACCTCGAGGCCGACCCGGGCGCCGAGGAGACGCTCGCCGGCCTGCAGAAGGGCCTCGTGCCCCTCGACGAGATCGGCTACGCCAGCAAGGACACCCCGGCCGACCCCGCGGCCGCTGACGACTACTGGTTCGCGGGCGTCACCGGCGCCCCGGCGATGGAGGGCTGATCTGTGGCCAACGAGTGCATCCCGTTCTACGAGCCCGGACGCCGTATCACGGCCCAGGCCACCGCAGCGGTCACCGGCAAGCGGTTCGTCAACATCTCCGCCAACCGGCAGACCGACGGCTCGATCAGCGTCGCCCACGCGACCGCCGCCGGCTCCGTGTTCGGCGTCTCCGCGTACGACGCCGCCTCGGGCGACAAGCTCGGCGTGCTGCGCGGCTCCGGATTCGTCGTGCCGGTGACGGCGGGTGGCACCATCGCCGCCGGCGCGCGAGTCGAGGTCGGCACCAACGGCCAGGCGGTCACCCTGGCTTCCGGCATCGCCGTCGGGATCTGCGTCACGGGCGCGACCAACGGCAACGACGCGCAGATCGCGCTGCTCTGAAAGGCATGGGAACCAGCTGATGGCAACACAGCAGATCGCTTACCCGCTGGCAGCCCCCACGCTGACCGGCAACGTCCTGTCCGTCGACGTCGCGCTGAACCAGCCGACCCGGATCACGCGCCGGATCATGGATCTGACGCT